TCCTGTTAATGGTGGAACAGAGAAGATGAGAATAACAGGAACTGGTAAGGTAGGTATAGGGACTACTACACCAACGGAAGCTTTACAAATAACAGGTAATACATTTCTTACTTCTGACTCAAATAAGCTATTATTAGGTGCTAGTAAAGATGCTTCAATGTATTATGATGGAACTAATTTAATTATAAATCCAAAAGAAGTTGGAAGTGGTTATTTAAGTGTATTAGGTGGTGTAAAAATCGCCAATAAATTTATAACCAATGTATCCAACGTAACTACTACAACCTATACAGCAGGAACAGAACATATCATATTGGCAGACGATACTACAGCAGGTGGAATAATAACAATAACCTTGCCTGCTGCTTCTGGTAATAGTGGGCTACAATACAATATCAAGAAAATAGGTAATAGTTATAATGTAGTTGTAGACGGAAATGCAACAGAAACAATTGATGGGGCATTAACCTATACATTATCGGTTCAATATGCCAACGTAACAATAGTATGTAATGGTACAGGTTGGTTTATAATTTAAAGGAGAAAAAATGGAAAAGACAATAAATGAGTTAACAGAGATAGAAATAAAAGCATTATTGTATGATCAAATAGTTATATTGGAACGGACAAAAAACAACATACAGATATTACAGAATAGATTACAAGAATTAGAAACACAAAAAAATGAATTATAAAAAAATATATGACGAACTTTGTATTAGGGGTCAGAATCGAGAACTTCCTAACGATTTGTATACTGAAAAACACCATATTGTTCCTAGGTGTATGGGTGGTTTGAATGATAAAGAAAATTTAACAATTCTAACACCAGAGGAACATTATGTTTGCCATCAATTATTGGTTAAGATAAATCCCACTAATCATAAATTGATATATGCCGCGAATTTTATGTGCGCTGATAGGGTGCATAATAAGAGTTATGGTTGGATTAGAAGGAAGGTTTCGGAGGTTATGTCGATAGAAAAACTTGGGAAACCATCACCAAGAAAGGGAGCCAAATTAACGGAAGAAACTAAGGAAAGAATATCAGAAGCTCAGATTGGTAAAATTGTATCGGAAGAAACTAAATTAAAGAGGTCTAAATCATTTAATGGAAGAATACCATGGAATAAGGGGATATTATGGTCTGAGGAATCAAAAAAGAACTTATCAGAATCTCATATTGGACATCATACTTCTGAAGAAACAAAAAGAAAAATTTCACAATCGTTAAATGGTAGAAAACATTCAGACGAAACAAAAAAAAATGATTGGTAGAAAACATTCAGATGAAACAAAAATAAAAATGGCCGAAGCTAAGAAAAATATATCTGAAGAAACGAGAAGAAAGATGTCTGAGGCTAGGACGACGTTTTGTATAAAAATTAAAAATAAGGAGAATATAATATGAGTAATTTTACAGAAATAATCACCGATAGTCCAATAACTATACCGCAAATTGAATCTAAAACATTCAATCAGCTTTGGATTTCCCACATAAGAATAAATTCAACACCAGAGAAAGCTATGGTTATTGCCCATATGGTTCCGTACAATGGATCTGAAACTCTGAAAGAACCAATTCAGCAAATAACAATAGATAACATATTCGAAGCCATGCAAGACGCCAATAGACCAATTGAATTAAGAACTTTGATGATGCAAACGATGGAATTAATATTGCAAACAATAAAAGCTGAAATGGCATATCAAAATTCAATTGTACCGATTAATGTCGAAGAGTAAATTCATAAACAACACTAAAAATCCATAATGATGAATAAAATAAACATAGATATAAAATCAAATCTTAGTCAGATTGAAGAAAAAATATTCAATCTAATAGACGAAGTACGCCGAAAAAGGTCTCCTTCAACTGTAGTAAGGGTTGCCGGAGGATGGACGAGAGATAAATTACTTGGACAACCTTCGGACGATATCGACTTCATGGTTGACAATATGAGTGGCGCTCAATTCGCCAATCTAATAGCAGAAGAGCTTAAATTAGACAAAGCTCCGCATGTAATCCAAGAAAATCCAGAAAAAACAAAAAACATAGAAGCAGCTAAAATGCATATCCCAATAGACGGGCAAGAAGTTGAACTGGACTTCGTACAAGCTAGAACCGAAGAATATGGAACAAATAGAAGAGAAGTTACTACTCGACCAGCTTCGGCAGAAGAAGATGCTATGAGAAGAGATTTAACAATAGGAGCAATATTTTACAATGTCAATGAAAAGAAAGTTGAAGATTTTACTGGAAAAGGCATAAAGGATTTGATTACAAATACGATTAGAACGCCTTATGACACTGGAGATATGAAATCTGTTGATGAAGTTAAAAAAACATTTATAGAAGATCCATTGCGCGTATTTAGAGCTATACGGTTTGCAGCAAAATATAATGCTACAATTGCCCCTGCTACACTTGCCGCCATTCAAGATCCTGATGTTATCAACGCTATATTCTTTTCAGAACGTAAAATTGCCACAGAAAGAATTGGTCAGGAATTCCAAAAAATGTTAAAAGGCAAAAATCCATCCATTGCGTTAAACCTTCTCAAAGAAACCGGACTCATGCAAAACATCGTCAATGAATCTCTAAAAGGCACCAATTACGAAAATGGAATGGAACCACTAGACATGGAGCAAAACAATCCACATCACGAAATGACAGTATGGGGACACACATATCAAGTAATAAATAATCTACTAGAATATTTCCCAGAAAATAATGATGAAAAAAAAGTTATCATGATACTTGCAGCTTTAACTCATGACTTTGGTAAACTATACAAGCAAATTCAAGAACCTAGCAAAAGTCATCCAGGAACGACCTCTTATCACGGTCACGAAAAAGAAAGTCAAATAATAGCTGAACATATTCTTAAATTCCTTAAATTTGAAAACAATATTATAAAACAAGTATCTGGATTGGCAAGATATCATATGCAACCACATAGTTTTGAACGTGGAGAGGGAGGAGATGGATCTATCCGTAAATTCATCAGAAACATGGGAGAACAATCCTTAAGTTGGATAGATGTACTCAATTTATCGGTAGCTGACGCTTATTCTAAGGGCATGTCAGTTGATGAGGATACCGTTCAATCGTATCAATCGTTAAGAAGCAAAATGGAACAGGCTCTGGCAACTATGCAGATGAAAGAAGACAAAGTTAAACCGATTCTTAATGGAAATCAAATAATGCAGACGCTTTCTATAAAACCGGGTCCGCATATGTCATTGGTGCAAGATTATCTTAAGAATTTACTTGATGAATATCCTGCATTAACTGAAGAAGAAGCAATTAATCGACTTCGTGATATAAGGTCGAAAGCGGAAGCTATAATTAATCAAAGAGTCGATATTAAAAAAATGGAAGATGCAGTTAGTTATATTTTAACTGAAGAATTAAGAACCGCAAGCTCATCATCAAAAAAGATAAATGCATGCGTTTGCCCACAACAGTTGTTTAAAAAGAGATATGACGATATTCAAACGCTAATGTCAAAGGAGAAATATACTGAAGCAATCGCAACCATTAAAGAGCTTTGTTCAGGATATTTAGAAGACGACAAAATTGCTAAATTAGTTGCTATTTCAATGTTTAAAATATTATCAAAGGACACTTCATTTAGGGATAATGATTTATTGCAATTTGTACTTGATCGAACGGAAAATAATTTATTTGATCCGATCCTCAATTCGTACTCGACTGGACTGCTAATATTACTAAAAACCGGCACAGATGAAAATGCAATATTGGAAATCGGCGAGAATATGGTTAAAGTGAATCCAACAATTCTTCGCAGCATTATTGATTCACTTCCTGAAAAAGTATATCATGAAAGTATTAGAAAAAAATTAAAAGCCAAATTAAACGGCGAATAGGAGGAAAATGAAACAAAACACTTTAATTAAAATATCTGAAAAAAAGATTCCATCCGCTGAAGAATTAGCTAATTACATTGAAGCCCTCAACATACATCTTAAAAACAACAAAGTAAAAGATGTAAAGATTCAAAAAGTTATCGAAAACCTTCCTTATCCAGATAGCATTAGAATGAAGTTTTCAGAACAAGAATGTAAATTAGTTTTTGATTCTATAGCTTATGCATGGAAACAAATAACAGGACAGGATTTATTTGATGAAACTAAGATATCGCACGCACCAAAAGGATTGGAAGGCAATTATTGGATGATATCAGGAGGAATCATTTTGGAAGGGCCAAATCATTTCACTATTGTAAAAAGAAATCTTAATTTGTTTGCAACGTTATTGAATATATCTCCTTTCGTACTTCATGAAAAAATAGCCTCGCCTCCTGATGAATTAATAAAAACAATATTAGATCATGGCGGGATGAGATTGTTTATTACAAAATCTAATAAATTATATTGTCAAGTAAACGCAGAGATATACTCTAAATGGGCAAGAAAGAAGGTTAAAGGATTGGATTGCAAAGATAAAATAGTAAAAGTCATTGACACTTCTAGACCATTTAAAGGATGGGAAACTGGAATAACAGTGAAATTATAATGATTTAATTTTTTGAAATATTTCATTAGCAGAACAAAATGAGTCTTTTTTAAATTTGCATTGCTCCCATATAAAAAACTGATTATCTCTAAAGTACTTTATATTTTTAAAGATATTTATATTGTTTTTATACCCAAATAATTTAGGGTTGCTTTGCCCCCAAATTACAACACCATATTTCCCTATAGTATTACAAAAATGAGGATAAAAATTGTCAACACTTATATACGAGTCACAGCTCAACGTAAGGTCTTCAAGCTCCTTAAATGATAAATTGAATTTATATTCATTGCATCCTTTTATAAATCCCTCTCCGTCAACTCCAATTTGAATGATATAGTTGTCGTTTTTCAATAATAACACTAATTCTTCCCAATACGGATAGTTTTTTGGATTATTATTTCCATTTCTTAATTTTTTACTATATGGAGATATTATTATTTTCATTTTTTAATTAAAGTTTCCCAAGATAAAGCTCCCTAAATGCATCTACAATATTTATTGGATGTGATTTTTTTTGCATAAATTTATAAACATTTAATTTTTCTCTTAAGTTATTAGGCACAGAACAAATAGAAACAAGGTTTAAATTTTGGAAGTCATAAAATGCATTAGGATAACAACATGAAATAATTATATGATTATGTTTATCTATAACATCTTTTAATATAGATTTAAATGCAAAATGATCTCCTATTCCATTATCTAATACAATCGTTAAACTATCAGGATTTGAACGAATTAATTTCCAATAATTTAATTTATTTTTAAATATTTCTTCATCATGACCCCATAGCTCTCCATTATGGTAAGACCTTATTCCTCCTTCTGGATTCATTAAATGATGAGTTAGAGCTTTTGGATTTATTTTTAAATCCCAACCATTTAATTTCATTTCATGACTAAATATGGTTTCTTCTCTATGCCCTACAGGCGAAAGCTCTTTACAATATCCGTGAGAAGCTGCAGATTTCCTATACAAAAAAGAACTATACAAATGATCGACACTTTTTACAGACATGTCGCTTGGAATAAACCATTGTTCATTCGCTCCATTTTCAATATTATACAAATCGTTAGACGCATTAGGGTTTGTTTTCCGTAGAGATGGATTAATAATTAAACCAGCAACAGCTCCAGTTTTGTCATCCATAGCGCTTACCAGTTCTTCCAAAACATTTGGTTCAACAATGCAATCGTCATCAACACGCCATATAAATTCTGTAGGACTTGCATCTAACGCCAATTCATGACATTCGATAATGCCAGTTTTAGGAGGGAATAAAACTTCCCAATGTATCCCCTTGAAATCTAACATAAAAAATAAATGTTGGTAGATTGGAATCCGTCTAAGATCTATTTTATTATCACTATCGTCAATAATTAAAATCTTATGCAATTTATGCGTTTGAGTTATTAAAGACGAAATGCATAATGGAAGCGTTGTTGAATATCTGTTTTTAGTTATTATTTCAGCAGTCACTTTCATCGATTGTGATGCGTCAAAACTAACATTTTTTAACATTAAATGATCTTTTTCCTTATTCATCTCAATAATATAACTAGGGTTGTATCTCTCAGCTAAAATTATAAAATTTTTATGTAATTTTTCAGACCAACCATTGACGCATTTTTTATCGTGAACCGTACCTTCTCCGACATGATATATTGGAAAAGAACCTTCCACAAAACTTCCAGCAAACTTTGTCTTTTCAAATGGAACCTGTATTGTTTTATGTCCAATGTTTTCGACTTTTATGCAGAAATCAATGTCTTCTCCTCCACCAACGCCAAATATAGTATCCAATAATCCTAGCTTATTAAATAGTTCACGCCTAACTAAAGCACAAAAAAATACGATGAACTCTCTATTGACGTGAGGACTGTAAGATTTCAAAGGTCCGGTTATTCCTATAGAGTCATTTTCATAAAAAGGAGCTAAAAGAAGATTTATCCATGTGTGTTTTTCTTGTTCTAATAGAATTATGTCGTTATTTAATAATAAAATATATTCTCCAGAAGAGGCTTCAATGCCTACATTAATCGCTTTAGAATATCCGATGGCATTGTCATTCCACACTAATTTAAATGGACGCCCCAAAGATTCAACATATTCTTTGGTATTATCTTTGCATCCATTTGCAGAGACAATAACTTCTATATCAATTAAATTTGTATACTTTAATATACTATCAATACATGGCTTCAAAAGGTCGTTGCAATGATTGTATGTAGGTATCACTATGCTTATTTTCATTTTATGTGAGCGGAAACCCCGGCATCTTCAGTGTCGGTGGTAAGCGAACATCTTTTCTGTCCACCTCCACTTTCTCCTTTGTCTTATATTATACATTAAATGTTCTCTTTTTTTTTTGAATGCAGACTTAAATGCATGCAGAAACATACGCAAAAACCACTTCGACACTATTAGCAATCCAAATGGACTTCACGATTTTAGTCGTTGGTAGTTGACTAAATTCTAATAAGATTTATATTTGCATGTCTAACTGTAATATAAGCTCCACTTGTTTCGTTTCTAACTGATAGCCATATTCTATCACCAGCTACCAAAGAAACTAAACCGCTCGCGCCAAAACCTCTATAATCAGCAGAATTTATATATTTACTTGAATTTGCGATATTATCTAGTGGTGATGTGCCTTTATTCAATTCAAACTTAAAGGTTTCGTTTGGATTAGTAGTAAATGATGTTTGATTCCAACTTGCTTTATATACCCCATCACTTCCAGTTGAACATAGTAAATATGAACCCATAGCCCAAGCACCGGTTCTGGTTGAAGTGTATGTTTCGGTTATGTAGAAAGTATCGTTTGTAACTTTAGTAATTGAGAACGTTCCATCATAGTCGGTAGAAGAATTAATCGTAATTATATCTCCAGTAACTAATCCATGAGCGACATCGGTAATAAGAATTGTTCCTGCGACTGTACCTGAATAATCCGCCACACTAGCAATAGCTCCCACTATTCCAGAGACGTGAGTAAACCCCGATAATAAACCAGATATAAAATCATCTACAGCATGATAAACATTTTGTGTTCCGATAGTAGTTGGATTAGTATTTTCATACTCATACATTTCAGCATAGTATTGGTCTACAAGTTTTATTTCTTTACGAGTTGTTCCTGTTGTTTGTGTAACATAGAATTTATCCGTTAAAAATTCTACGGCCCCAGCTTCTGGATTTGTAAGTAATGCACCAGAAGTGAATTTAAGTGGTGAAGTGGAAGCGGTGTCCGTTCCAGCTTTTAAGTGAAGGACTGAGGTCGGTGCAGTTGTTCCTATACCAACATTACCAGCAGATGTTATTCGCATTTTTTCTGTTGGGCTTCCTGCGGTATATGTATTAAAATATAAATCACCCGCCTCTGTCCCATTAGTAGTGTCAGTTGCGTAGGCTACTACTCCAGCATATTCTTGCCAATTTAAAGCAGAATCCTTACCACCTAAATATATTGCCCCCATAATGCCAGCCACACTTCTATCTCTATATCCATTTATTGTTGCTGCTGCGCCAAGTACATTTAATTGATTAATTACATCTAAAAACCCTGTTCCTACTTCTTTTGGATTTATAATTAAATTTGTGCCATCATAATATATAGAAGCATCTTTACCTGCACCTAATAATAGCTTATTTGAGTCAGAAGTAAGAAATGTATTACCTGTTATTTGTAAAGCTTCCGTTGGTGTAGTAGTCCCTATACCTACCTTACCAGTTCCTGTTATTCTCATCTTCTCTGTTCCACCATTAACAGGA